CAAGAGAGGTACAGGAATTCTACTCCTGATTCTGGAGGTTATTTAATTGCAACAAATTAATAGCGGTGATTTTGAAAAACTTGAATTAGTTATTATTCAAAATGGTTCGGAAGTTAATGCTGACGGTACTGTAAATATTTCTCTTTATAATGCTGATGATTCTTCTAATACTGTTTTGTCTAGTGGTTCTGCAACTAATGAACCCCCGTTTGGTATTTATACTTATCAAGTTACTCCAACTGTTACTTCTTTAAATCAAGTTATTCGTGCTGATTGGTCTTATAGTATTAATAGTACTTCTGTAGTTCAATCTACTTTTCATGAAGTAATTACTCCTTATGCTACTGTTTCTGACATTATTGATTATTACAATTTTGGAACTAGTCCTCAGGATTTAAACTATAAACCTTATGAGCAGATTCGTCAGGCTGAAAGATTGGCTAGAACTGTTATTGAAGGTTATGCTGGTCAAAAATTTGGTAGAAGAAATGGATGGCAGGAAGTTTTTGGTGTTGGTTCTGATGCTTGTTTCTTAACTGAACCTATGTTGCAATTGAATCGTATGTATGAGAATGATATTCTTGTTTATGATAAACTTTCTAGTCCTTCTGTTAATCAATTTGGTTTTGAATTGATGCTTACTCAAACTAATAAAACTGTAAGAATTGTTAATGCTGGCTGGGATGTTCGTTATGATAATAATATTGACCCTTCTATTCTTTACTATGGCCGCTTTAGAAATAATTCTCGTTATAAGTTTGAAGGAATTATTGGATGGAATTATGTTCCCCCTAATGTTAAATTGTCTGCTATTTTGCTTGCTGGCGATTATTTGGCTAATGATGCTGCTTGGAGAATTAAGTATTTGAATGAGATTTCTTTGAGCGAGGTGTCATTTAAGATGACATCGGGAGCATTTAATGGTACTGGTAATCTTCTTGTTGATAATATGCTTGATATGTATAGAAATGTTGGAATAGTGATTATCTGATGATTAATTCAATCATTGGCAGTATTATGAATATGAAGTGTGATATTTATATTCAACAGAATGCTCAGTCTAGTAGTGGTAATATTACGCGAGAATGGGTTTATGATAGAACGATTGATTGTAAAGTCGAACCTTTAAAAACTGGCGGTGCTATGAATAAAGGTGATAATAAAAATTATGATACTGGCAATGAGAATAGATATACAGAACATTTTCAATTAAAAATTAAATCACCTATTCCTATTTCTCGCCGCGCTAGAATTTCTTCAATACGTGATAATGCTGGTAATGTTATTTATAAAGAATTAGATAGGTATAATCAACCGGATATGATTTTTGATGTTACTTCTAATCATGCTGAAATTGATCCATTAGGTAAAATTTGTTATTACGAAACAACTATTCAGAGAGTTGAAGTGCAACATAATGACTCAACTTCAAATTAAAATTGATCCTATTAGTGTAAATAAATCACTAGATATTGTAAAAGAAAAAGTTGGTCAGGTAGAATTAATTGTCAGTAAGAATTCTTTGACTGAAATTGGTAAAGCAGTTTTTACCATTACATCAAAAAGATTTTTGCAAGATCTTGCTATTGCAGCAATTGAAAATCCAGCAAAATATCATCATCTTTATGAATGGTCTGCATTGGGTAATGTTAATAAAAAATTATTTAAAATGAGGCAGGCTTCAGTAAGATATGGTGATGTTCAAATAGTTTTTATACCAATGAAATCTACTGAAAATGTTCCTATTTCCCCTACATTATTAGTTCCCGGCCCAACAGGAAAAACAGTTACTAGGAGAAGTATTTTTAGAGATAAAATGAAAATTATGGAAAGCGGTCAACAAATTCATATGGTAACTAAAAGAACCATAGCATTTCTTGACGATCAAGATGATTTATTATTTTTACCTAAAAATACAGTAATTAATATTTTGCATCCCGGTGGAAAAGATACAACTAATGCTTTAAATAATTTTGCTGAAAATTGGTATTCTACAAAAGCCGCAATTGTTGTTTCTCAATCTAAACTTATAAAACAAATTGGTAATGCGGTGGCTAAAGAAATTAATACTGGAAATTCAACTCCTGCAAAAATACAGGCTACAATTAAAAAAGTTAATCAATCGTATTCTAGAGGAGCGACCGAATTCTAATGACAGATTATTCTTCTTTAGCCGTTAATGATCTTAGATTATTTATCTGGGAACAATTAAAAAGTAATGGAATTTTAAATGAAAATGATTATTATGCTGATGGTTTTACACAACCATTAATTCCAATTATTCCTAGTCAACAAATTCCTGAATTTAATAATCTTTTACCCGGTAAAGCGTATCTTGTGTATGAAAGTGAAATTATGCCAATAGAAGAAAATTGGTGGATAATTAATGAATTAATGAGTGTAATGGTAATATCTCCAGATTATGATCAAATAAATACAATAATAAATTTTCTTACAGATTTATTAAGAAGATACGATAATTCTGCTACAGATATTAAACAATCAAATATTTTATCAAATAATTTTTTCTTTCATTACACTTCTATTCATAGAATTAAATCACCACAGCCAATGAAACAAGAGGGCGGATTAAGAGTAGGAACAATAGCAATCCTATATTGTTACAGCAGAAAAAACAATCAATTTGGCCGCTTTGAGTAAATATTCTGATATTATATAAATGAGGAAGTACTAAACCATCTTCTTTGACGAAAGAGAGGTGAAAAAATATGGCTGGTAATGCAAAAAATATTATTGTTGGTGCTGCACAGGTATTCATATCATATGGCGCTAATAACAATCGTCCAGACGCAACTTCATCATCAGTTTTTCCATTTAGTATAAGTGGAAGCACAAATGGTGGTACAAATATTGCTGCTGTTTCAACCCCTAAGCATTTATTAAGCACTGCTTCTTCATACTGGAGAGATTTAGGTTTTACATCAACTGGTGTTGACGTTTCATACGAACCCGGTTATTCAGATGTTGTGGTTGACCAATTACTAGATGCTGCACGTTTATTCCAACAAAGTCTTAAGGTTATCATCAAGACAGAACTTGATGAAGGCTCATTTGAAAACATGAACTTTGTCTGGGGTCAACAAGAAGTAATTCTTAATGCTGGTTCAGGGACGCAAACAGTTACTACACAATGGACAGCAAGTTCAAGTTCAGTTGCTGCTTCTGCTGCTGTGGCTGGTCTTAATATTGCTGCCGGTGCTTTGGGTATTACCCCTATGGAACGCTCCTTGGTGTTTGTTGGAAATGCTCCCGGTACTTTCGGTGGTACAACTTCTTACCCAGCAAGTGCAACAAGTGGTTCAACATCAGTCAGAACCATTGCAACACAAAGTGGTGCTTCAGTTGGTGCTTATACTGACGTATCAAGCATTAGAGGACGTGAACGTGTTTACTATGCTCGTAGAATTATTCAAGAGCAGACAACCGCACATGCCCTTAAGCGTGATGCTGCTACCGTGTTCCCTGTATCATTCCGTGCCCTTCCAGAAGCCGATCCTACAAGAGATTATACTTCAGGTTCAGAGTATGGTTTTATCATTGACCGCGTTTACAGCACTACCTGATAGTTCAATTTTGCTATACATAAATACCTCGTCTTTATGGCGGGGTATTTATGTTTTATAATACAATATTGTTATAATCAAATAGAGATTTTTTGGAGGATTTAAATGGCTAATACAGTCTATGAAGTTGTTGATATTCAATTGTCTAATGGTGAAGAAATTTCTGTTCGCCCTCTTACAATTAAGAATTTAAAAAAGTTTACTAAAGTTGTTGCTAAATTAGATGATCCTAGTGTTAAAACTGAAGATGATGCTATGGAAATTTTTATTGAAGCCGCTATGGTCTGCATGGAACAGTTTGCCCCTGACCTTGCAGAAGATAAAGAAAAATTTGAAGATGTAATTGAAGTACCAACATTGATGAAAATTCTTGAAGTTGCGGGTGGGTTAAAACTTAATGACCCAAATCTCGCAGCGACGGGTCTAGTATAGAAGATTTAGATCTAGTCGCTTTAGAAGGAGAAGTGTTTCTATTGGGTCGCTGGAAAAATTATGATGAACTAGAGGAGAGCCTCTGTTTTGAAGAATTATTAGCAACCATTAACGCTATACGCGAAAAAGAGGCGCGGGATAAAAAGTTCCTTGCCGCTCTTCAAGGTATTGATTTAGATGAAGAAAGTACTTCTTCATCTGGACAACAAGATTTGGGAGATATTAAAAATCTTCAAGGTTATTCTGCTGCTCAAGAAGGTTTTGGTATTGGAATGGGTCTTGGATATAGCGAGTTGGTTGAGTAATGGTTGATAATAGAATAACTTTTCAAGTTGATGGTACAGCCAATTTTCAATCTGTTTATAAAGAACTTGCTGCATTAAAACAAGCCATTGCTGCTACTAATGCTGAAACTCAAAACTTGGGTAAAGCAAATGTTCGTTTTAGTCAAATTGAACAAGCAGAAAATACTTTTAGACAATTAGCATCATCTATTAGTGGTGTTAAAACAGAAATGGTTAATCTTTCTGCCGGGGCTGAACATTTAAGCCAAAGACTTTTAACTAATAAAAGATCTATGTCCGAAATGGTTTCTACTTGGCGGGCAGGGTCTAAAGCAATGGTTGGCGATATTCAAACTATCGCTGAACATCATGCCAAATTAAATCAATCATTAGTTATTCCAAGTTCAGTTCATAATGGTCAAGCAATGGTTCTTACAAATATGAAAGCCACTGCTGATCAAGTTTTAGTTGCTCAAAAAAGAATGCAGGCTTATAACACTGAAATGATGAACATGAGTAACCGAATGGTTAATTTCGGTAAAAATACTCAATGGTCCGGTCGTCAGTTAACCGTTGGCATCACAGTGCCCCTATTAGCCGCTACAGGCGCTCTAGGCGCTATGTATATGGATGTTGATAAAAACATGCGTAAACTTTTATCAGTGTATGGTGTGGGCGGTACAGCGCATGGAGCATTCTCCAACATGCTACCTTCACCACAGGAACTTGATAAGGTTAAGCAAGGCGTTGCTGATGTTTCTAGGCAAATGGCAGCAATGTATGGACAAACCGCAGCGCAGACTACAGCGGTTGCCGCTGACCTTGCTGCTGCTGGTTATACACAACAACAACTACTTGATCTTACCAAAACTGTTTCTGATGCTATGGTTTTGGGAGAAACTGATCAACAAACTGCCGTTAAGGCTACCATTGCAATTCAAAATACTTATAGATTAAGTACAAAACAAACTGCTGATTCATTAGCATTCTTTAGTGCTGCTCAGGCTGCTACTAGCACTACAATGAAAGATCTTATTGATGCTGTTCCTCGCGTTGGTCCTATTATGCAAAATCTTGGAGGAACTTATAAAGATACTGTTGCTTTACTTGTTGCTATGAAAGAAGGAGGAGTGGCGGCTGGTGAAGGTGCTAATGCTTTAAAGAATTCATTACAAAGAATTGTTGCTCCAACAAATACTGCTGTTAAACAATTAGCACAATTTGGTATTAATTTGAAAGAAATTGCTCATGCTGGTACTCCTATTCAAATGATTGAAAAACTACAGGCATCATTACAAAAACTTGATCCTGTTGCTCGTCAGGTTGCTATTACTGATTTGTTTGGTAAATTTCAAGCAGCCCGTGTTACTGCTCTTTTAGATAACTTTAATAGAACTGGTACGCAATCTGCAAAAGTTATGCAAATGATGGGTTTAAGTTCTCAACAATTGATGGACATTCAAAAACATCAACAAGAAACATTAATGCAATCTCCTTCTATGAAATTTCAAGCAGCGATTGAATCATTAAAACAACAATTACTACCCATTGGTGAAAAACTTATTGAACTTGCTACTCCAGTGGTAAAAGCCATATCTTGGTTAGTTAATGCATTTCAAAATATGGGTCCATTGAAATATATTATTGCAGGATTTGCAGGATTATCTGCTATTGCTGGTCCAATTATTATGTTTGTTGGTTTGATATCTAACTTGGGTGGACAATTATTTAAAATTTCTCAACAAATGCGTATGTTTAGACAAGGTTTTGTAGATGGTGGTGGATTAAGTAAACCAATTACTGGTTTTTGGAATGCTTTTAAAGAAGGTATTAAAGGTACTCAAAATTACTTGCAAGATTTTGATGCAGCAGAGTATGCTACTAAAAAAGCAACAGATTCATTAACAGAATCTGCCGTAAGTCAGAAAGAATCTTGGGATAGATTAACAATAGCACTTGCTCAGTATAGACAAGAACTTGAAAGAATTAGAGCAATTTCTGGTTCTACCCCACTTGGTCCTGATACTGGTCCCGGCCCACTTGGCGGCGGTGGTGGTATATATCCAAGAGTTTCACCAGCAGGTCCAGTGTCTCCAGCAGGTATTGTTGGTGAAGCATCTCGTCCTGTTCATGTAGAAGCACTTAATGTAAATCTTGCTAATCAGAGAGGCAAACTTACTTTAGACGGCGGCGGAGAAGTTGAATTTTCTCATATGCGTCCAATGGAACAAACTAGACAGGGTTCGAATGTTCTTAATGAACCCGGCTATGATACTAGATTTAATGCTCAAGGTAATTTTGGAATTGTTCCCGGCTACTTAACTTCTGGTCTTGGTCAAACTATAAATAATCAATTAGGTAATCGTGGTCTTCCTGTTATTCCTACAAGTATGAATAGCGATCAAGTTGCTCGTCACATACTTGAAGAATTAGGCATTCCAAATATTACAGATGCTATGGTTAAAAAAGCCATGCAAGAATTAAGTATTGAAAATATTGGTTCTTCTGAGGCTGGCAAAATTGCTCAAATGCAAGGTTTAGCAAGATTACAAAATAATCCTATTGCTATGAAACAATTTAAATCACTTGGTAGTAAAGAAGGTGCAACGGGTGCAGATGTAGAATCTTTCTTCGCCGCGCAACTTGGTCCAGAATGGGAAACTATTAAACAAAATGCTGCTAAACGAGTTTTAAATTTATATCAAAGGGCTGAACAACAAGTAGATCATGCAGTTAGATTTCAACAAGTTGCTCCATTTCAAAGTATTCAAGAACAACTTAGTTTAACTGGTGCAAGATTCTCAGAATTACTTTCTGAAGAATTTAATTATATTGTTCAAGGATATTCTCAAGCATTAAAAGATAGTTTAACTATTGCTTCTGATAATGTTGCTAATATTACTGAACAAATGAAACGTAAAACAATGGTCAAACTTGTTAACGCTGGTGCTGCCTCTGAATCTATGATGAATCCTCTAATTTCCGCTATTGAAAGTCTTATTCAACAAGTTCGTACAACAACAAATCAATTAACTGCTGAGGCTAAAACAGCAACTGCTCAAGTTGCTGCTATGGAATCTCGCGGTGCGGCACAAGGAGTTATTCGTACTCCTGAAATTGTTCCAATTCCTCCACGAGTTGCTACAGGAGGTAAAATTTCAGGACCGGGTGGACCTAAGGATGATAAAATTCCAGCCCTTTTATCTAATGGAGAATATGTTATACGGGCAGATGCTGTTGGACATTACGGTTCTGGTTTTATGGATGCCATTAATACTCGTAAACTTAAAGATGGAGGAATAGCGCATTATTTATTAGGCAGTCCTGTTTTAAAAACATGGAATCCGCAAAGATTATGGGGGGCAACAGCAGGAGAAAATCTTTTAGTTAATGATATTTTTGGAAAATTTGGTAAATATACAGGATTTCGTGATCCAGTCATACAAGCAATTAGTAATTCTCTGGATCTTGAAAATCATGAAAAAGAATATTTAATAAGTCAATTAACTAACAACAGAAATCCATTAAATAAAGATAAACCGGGAATACAAGAAAAATATTCTTCTATATTAGAAAGAGAATTTGCTAACGGTACTTTTAGAACAATTCCCGGCACTGATATTCCAGTAAGTGAAGACTTTATTGGAAAATTAATGGCAACAATTCATGCTCCAAGATTTAGAACACAAGATTCAAAGTTTATTTCTGATATTGATCCAGAATTAAAAACATATGAGGGAAAAAGAAGTGCTAAGCAATCATTTAGGGATGCCTCCCTGCAAGGACATCTTGAATCTTTTGGATTATCGGGTAAAACTACTGAAGAACAAATAGCATGGTTTAAAGAAAATGTTATGCCAGATATTGAAAAAATGCTTCTTTTACAATATCAACCTGAAGAAATAGATTCAATTGTAAGAAAACTTTATGGTCAAACTTCTAACGGCGCAGCAAAAGGATATTTTCTTCAAAGAAATACAACACATTCTGCTAGAGGTGGAAATATTTCAGGGCCGGGTGGACCCAAAGACGATGTAATTCCTGCAATGCTTTCTAATGGCGAATATGTAGTTAATGCTGATGCTGTTAAACATTATGGTTCAAGTTTTATGGATGCAGTTAATGCTAAAAGACTTGCAATGGGTGGAGAAGTTGGACATTTTGCAGAAGGTGTTGATCTTTCTGGATTATCAGATGCTGAATTACAAAAAATGGCTAAATCTGGAAATCCTTCTAAACGTGGTCCTGCTGAAAAAGAATTAAATGCTAGATTGCAAGCAAGAAATAATATGCCAGTTGAAAATACTGTTCTTCAAGAAACTCCTGCTTATACCCGTCTTGGTGGGCAAAGTTTTAGAGGTCAATATGATGCTTCAATGCGTGCTAATGCTCAATTAGCAGAAAGCACAAATAAAGTTGCAGAAACATTAAACTCTGATGCAGCACAAATCATACAATATTCAGAAAGAATGCGTGCTGCTATTGATGATATGAAGATGCAATTTACTGATGCTAAAGAAAGTGTAAAATCTTGGGTTGTAGAAACTAGAGCAGGAATTGAAGATTCTTTAGCAAATCGTCGTGAAGCAAGAATGAATAGATCTCGTTCCGCCGCTGATTTGGGACTTGTTGCAGGAACTCCGCAGGAAGGGGTAAGTCAACAAAAATGGCGACCCGCACCGGGTGGGTGGTTTGGAGATTGGAGTTCTCCATATGCACCTACTCCAGAAGAACAAATGGCTGGACCGGGAATATTCTCAAGAATGAAAAATAATGCTGGTAAGGCAGGATCATGGCTTAAAAATTCTCAAGCGTTGAGAGGTCAGGGAGCAATGCTTGGCGGCATGATGGCTTCTATGGCAGGATCAATGGCAGCAGGTAATATGGAACAGAATGCTGGAGGTGCTACTGCTGGAAGTCAGGCTTTAAGTTATGGTAGTACAACCCTTGGTGCAACAGCAATGTTTGGTCCAGAAGTATTTATTCCAGCAACAATTGCTGCGGCAGGTTTTGGTGCGGCTATGGGTAATCGTGCTGAGCAAGATCGTCAACTAACTGATCAAATGAATAAATCTCATGATGCAGCAATGGGACTTGCTTCACAATTTAGTTCTACTGGTGAAGCAATGCAACAATTTGGTTTAAATATGCAAACAGTTTCTAGCATAAAATTTGGTTCTAGTACTCAAGAAACTGAAGCATATGCTAAAGCAATTGATCAATTGACAACAGCAATGCATGATTCTCAGGATGTAACAACCCAACAACTTATAACTTATTTAAAAAATGCTACTCCTCAAGAACAAGCAGCGGCATTAAAAAATCAATATTTAGCAATTATTGGAAATAAAGGAACTACCGAAATGGCAGCGGTTAATGTTGCTGCCTTAGCAAATAATGCTGGTATATCTGCAAATGTTGCTAAAACAGTTGTAAATGAAATGCAGGCTAAAGAATCTAAAATTAAAGTTTCCAGTCAACAATCCACCGCCTTAGCAGATTTAATTCCTAGTGCTAAAGCCGCTTCAAAAATTTATACTCCAAGTTCAGCATCTTATAATTTTGATTTGGCAAATTCGATGGCGGCTGGAACAAATACTTGGTATGGCGCTATCGCCTCTAAAGTATTTGGAAATTATAATGATTCTTTTAATAAAACACAATTTAATATTCCTGATGTATTGAAAGCATATAATTATAATGGTTCTACGGGTATGCCAAAAGGCTTCCGTATAGGCGATATGATCCAATTTGCATCAGGTAAGTCAGTATCAGATATTTATCAAAATCAAAGTGCAAAAGAAATGCTTAATAATCAAGATACTAATATTGCTGGTATTTCAAAATTATCGGGCGTTAAAGAAGGAATGTCTGCTGAAGAAATAACAACAAAAATTAGTGCATATCTTCAATCTATTGAAGGTTTAGGAACTACTCTAAGAGGTGTTGCTCAAGACGCTCAAGATGCTTCTGATAAATTTGATAATCAATTTATTAATCCTATAAATTCTGCTATTCAAAATTTAAGTCCAAGTGATTTTAAAAAGTTTAGTGATGAGTTTAATAAAAATAATTCTATGATGGGTCAAAGTTTAGATGGATTAGCACCTAAATATATGGGAATTCTTAATACACTTGCAACTAATGTTGATCCATCATTGGATGGATTTATTGAAAAACTTTCAAAGACCGGCGGCGCTGTCAATATGACCGCTGGAACTATAACAACAGCATTAAATGCTATATCTAATTTATCTAGAACTGGTTTCACATTTGCTCCCGGCTCAATTCAATCAACTCTGGCTGGTGCAGCAGCCAATCCTGAAATTGCTGCTGGATTAAATGCACAAGCAAGTTTTCTACAAGCGGGTCAAACAGCAGAATCCGGTTTTGTATCTGATGCTCAATCAAAAGTCGCACAAGATCAACAAAAGAAAGCAGATCCATATAAACAACAATTATCTGATAATGCTGCTGCTCAAAAACAACTTTCTAAGCAATATAAGTTAGATCAACGTGCGGCCAATGATGCTTTTAAAGCACAGCAAAAAGATGAAAATGCTAAAATTAAAAGTATTCAAAAAGAAATTGATACTCGTCAAAAACTTTGGGATGAAAAACAAAAAGGCATTGAACAAGATAAAACATTAAGAAATTTACAAAATGATATTTATAAGGCTCGCGCTACGGGTTCTTTGCTTGATATTGCTTCTGCTCAGGCTAATTATAATACTGAATTGCAAAAACAACAAGAGATTAATGCTAAAGATAAAGCAGATGCAAAAGATAAAAATAAAATTCAATCAATGCAAGATGAAATGCAAAGGCAACAAGAAGCATTTGATAATAAAATGCAAACCATGCAAGATGCTTATGATGCTGCTCAAACTAAATTGCAAGATCAAAATGATGCTATTCAAAAAGCACAAGAAACTGCTACAAGTGTAGTTAATCAAAGTTCTACACAAATTGATGATAGTTCTACAAAAATTTCTGCGGCAATGAAAACTATTGATGATACTTTTACTGCTCATGCTAAAGATAAAGGCTGGGTTCCGTGGCAAGATGCTTCTGTCAAAGAAGCAATGGGTACTATTTCAACTTATACGGGTAAATCTGTTCCTCAAGTTCAAGCATCACTTACAGGAGTTTATAATTCGTTATTAGAATGGCAAAAGCACCCGTTTGAACTTGATGGTCAAGGAAAACTTACAGATATTTTGCATCCTGATGTACAAATTACAATTGATCCAGCCAATGGAGCATTAAAATTTATTGGAAATGCAACTTCTTTTAAAAGTTTAGCCGATGATCTTGGAATAAAAATAACTAGCACTACTCCCGGTGCTGGACCATCAATTGCTACAACTACTGTAACTAAAGCAGATGGTGGTCATATTCGTGGACCGGGAACTGAAACTTCTGATTCTATTCCTGCCATGCTTTCAGATGGAGAATATGTCATTAAGGCTTCTTCCGTAAAGAAATATGGAACAGGATTTATGAATGCTGTCAATACAGGTAGGTTAGATGGCGGAGGTTTTGCTCATGGTGGTCCAATTAGAGGTTATGCTACTGGTGGGCATGTAACTAAAAACAAAAAAACTAAACCTACTGACGGAGAAGATTTTGGTACTGGTAAACCAATGTCTGATAATGAAAAAGAAAAACTTAAAAATAAAAAACCAAGAAATGAAGCAGCAGTAGGTTCTGGTGGAAGCGGTGGAGGTTCTGGTGCCGTTGCTGGCCCAACTGGAAATCCCGGCGCTATGACAACTGGCGACGCTATTGCAGCGTATGCTAAAAAATTTGTTGGTGTTCCATATGTAGACTCTGCCACTATTAATGGTGAAGCAACTCCATCAACTGGCTGGGACTGTTCCACTTTTGTTAAATATGTTTACAAACAATTTGGTATGTCAGATGTAGTTGGTTATACTTACTCGCAACTTGATGATCCTAAATTTAAATTTGTTAATCATGGTAATGAAATGCCCGGTGACACTCTTTATTATATGAGAAATGGTATGCATCACGTTAGAATTTATACTGGTAATGGTCAAGCAATGGGTGCTGAAAACCCAAGTGTAGGAACAATTTCTACTACCGCTTTTGGTGATGGTTGGTCAAGTACTAATTATGGTGTTAATAATAATAATGATGGTTCTCGCCGCCGATGGGATGGTACTTTTACTGGTGATTTACCTTCAGCAAATTATTCTGGTACATCAGGTGGTACTGCAATTGGACCAACTTATGCGACACCAACGTGGAATGATTTAACCACTGTTGGTAAAAAAGCAATTTTAGCATCCTTAGGTTTTTGGGGAGGAAGAGGAACATCAATTCCAAGCGACTTAGTTGTTGGTCAGGCTAAACAAATTTCTGGTGGCACAACAGGTTCAACTAGTACTGGTGGTCCTGCTGGAAGTGGTGGAACTCCAACTGGTAATCGTGCTATTGGTCAGCAGATGGCAGCCAAATACGGTTGGGGTTCAGGGGCACAATGGAACGCTCTTGATTTTATTTGGCAACATGAATCTGGTTGGTCAACCTCTGCTTGGGATTCTGCTCAAGGAAGTGCTATGGACCCACAAGATCCAACTGGCACTGCTCATCTTACATGGGGAATTCCTCAAGCAAATCCCGGTCATAAAATGGCAAAATTTGGTAATGATTGGGTTACAAATCCTGCTACTCAAATTGCTTGGGGTCTAGATTATATTAAAAAAGGTGGTAACACTGGAAATATTGGTCCAACTCCTTTAGATGAATATAATTTTGGAATGTCAAAAGGCCGTCCCGGCGTAAATGATGGTTGGGGTTGGTATGCTAATGGTGGTCATGTGAGAGGACCGGGCGGTCCCAAAGAAGATCGTATTCCTGCTATGTTGTCTAATGGTGAATATGTTATTCAAGCAGATTCTGTAAAACATTATGGTACTGGATTTATGGATTCTATTAATAAAGGACATTATGCAAAAGGTGGACTTATTAAGGGATATGCAACTGGTGGTAGTGTTTCTGGTAATAATTCTGGTAGTGGTGAATCATGGCTTAAACAATTTATTAATTCTCATAATGTTTCTGATGCTGTTGCCCATATACTTTGGGCAATTGGTATGCGTGAATCTGGCGGTGATCCGAAAAACATAAGTGGTCAAGATTATGGTGTTTGGCAGATTAATGATTCTCATTTGAGTGATATAAGAAAGATGTTTGGCTCTAGTGCTACAATGCGAGATATGCTAGACCCTGAAAATAATTTTAAATATATGCAACATATTAGTAAAAATTTCACAGACTGGACTCCTTGGGGGTTGGCGGCTGATGGTAAAAGTTTTGATTGGAGTCAATATCCTCAAAGTTGGATAAATAAATATGCGGCTAATTCAGAAAAAGAATATTTGTCTTGGTACAATAAATATTCTTCATCTTCTTCATCTACTTCTGCAAAAACAAAAACAAAATCAGAGCCACCACCTCCCACTGAAACTGATGTTGAATATTGGCAACATCCAAGGCCAATGACTAAGGCTCAAATTGCTGCTGCTAATCGTGCTGCAAGAGATGCAAGAAGAAAAGCAGCAAAACAAAAGGCACATCTTGCTCATCTAGCCCATTTAAAGCATATGAAAAATAAAAAGGGTAAAGGAAAATATTTAGATGGCGGTTTAGTTGAAGATGTTAATCTTACAAAAGAAGTATTTCATGATCCCTCACATCATTATTATCCAAAACCAAATTATAAAAAGAATAGAATTGCTGGTTATGACCTTATTAAGTTAATATGGGATTCTGGTTTTAGGGGTAAAGATATTGAAACTGCTTATGGAGTTGCTTTAGCAGAATCTGATGGTGAAAGAAAAGCAACTCATCCAAATGCTGATGGAAGTACAGATTATGGATTGTTCCAACTTAATAATCCTTCCAATAAGACAGTTGGTCCAGATGGCACAGGGCAGAAAATTAGTTATGGTTCTAGAATATTTGATGCTGTTTATAATGCTAGAATGGCTAATGCAATTTTAAATAATCCCGGTTGGAAAAAATTATATAAAGATTCAAGGGGTAAGCATAAAGGTCCAAGACCTAATGATACTTCTGTTTGGATGGATTGGAATACTTATCAATTTAATGATTATTTGAAGAGGTTGAAAGATACTCCTATTGATCCTATGTGGCTTGTTTCTGCTATGTTTGAACCAAAATCATTTAAAGATGGCGGTAAGGTTTCTGATCCTTCTATTAGTAAGGGAACTATTCATAGAGATTACAAAATACCACTTCCTCAAAAAAAGACTCAACCAAAACCTTCTACAACTAAACCTAAAGCATTAGATATAAGACAACAAATAGCAAATTATGCAGCAGCGTTTGCTGGAAAAGTTGATTATTCTGGTCCTGCCGGATATGGCGCTCAGCATAGTAGAGCAGGTGGAGATGAAAATAGTGCTGCTATGCCAACTAAATCAAATACTTGGAAATTTAAAGGTGACCATTTTGATCATATTGATGGCTCTGGAGATAAAATTTATACTGGTGGAATGGGCGGCTGGGGATGTTCAGAATTTACATGGAGAATTCTTCAACATTTCCGTAAACAAAAAGGGTATCATAATTCCGCAGAACTTTTAGATATAGGAAAACCAATATCAATTAAAGATATTTTGCCAAGTGATCTTGTAATTTATAGACAGGGTGATAAAGGTCACGTTCAAATGTATATTGGAAATGGAAGAACTGTTGGTGCCAATGGCTCTAATAATGGAACAACAATTATGAAAAATAAAACTAGCAAAGGGTTTAATTATTCGGAACCTTTTGTTGGAATTAGAAGAATGTTTGCTGATGGTGGACATATTTCTGGCCCCGGTGGTCCTATGGATGATAAAATTCCTGCTATGCTTTCCAATGGTGAATTTGTTGTTCGTGCCGCTTCAGTAAGTAAATATGGTTCTCAAATGCTTGATGCTATTAATAATGGTAAATTTGATTATAGAGTATCTAAACCTATGGCTCGCGGCGGAATGGTTGGACCAAAAGATAATAATTCTAGTTCTTTAAGTAATACCAATATAGAGTATAATATTAATGTAAATGTTGAGGGTTCTAACGCTACCCCCGAACAAATTGCTAATGTTGTTATTAAAACTATTAAACAAAAAGAGCGTGCGAACAATACTCATAGGAATATAGGATAATGGCCTCTAAACCAATTTTACAAATTTATACTAGTGATCCAACTACAATTGGATCAACAGTTGTTCCTTATGTAATTACGGATCATAATCGTAGTTCCGCTCAAATTTCTTATGAAACTATTGAAAATTCTGCTCGTATGGCTAATGGTACGATGCGTAAATATGTTACTGCTAATAAGAAAAATATTGGGTTTTCTTGGACAGATGTTCCAGCCGCTGCTGGGTATCCTTTTACTTCTGATTCTAATTTAAGCGGAGCATTTTTAAAATCTTTTTATGAAGAAAATGTTTATAATCCTGTATGGATTAAATTAACATATTCTGAAGAGGCTTGGCGTTTTTCCAACACTAATTCTGTTAATAGTATTAATTCAACTAATTTTAGTTTTAATCCTACAGTTAGTAATGATCTTCCAAGCCCAAGGTCAATACCAGTTGCATCAGTTAATTTTACAGCAGTTGGTGGTACTTTTGGTAGTTATATACCAACTGGAAGTGCCGGTGTCAGTTCCATTGCGGTATATACTAAAATAGATCATGGTTTAACTTTAAGTACTACTCCAGAAATTTTTATAACAGGAGTTAATCAAATATTTAATGGAACATGGGTTCCATATACGTGTCATGATAATGTAATTGGATTTTTTTCTGGTTCAGGTGTGAATTCTGTTTTATCTTTTAATATAAATTCATATGTTCAAAATAATGAAACTGCTTTATTTAATGTTGATAGTAATAATTTTTTGCAACCGGGCGCAAGCATTACAATCCTTAATTCTAAAAATATTTTAGGAAGTCCAATTAATAATATGATTTGGTGTGTTACTGGCTCATATGGAAATAATATTATTACTGCTTCTACTAATTTTTCATATCAAACAGGTAAGGGTATATATGGTAGTGCTTCAATTACCTCTACTCCGCTTTTTCAAAGATTAACAATAAATTCTGCTGGAGCATATATTGGAACTGCGGTTGTTTCTGATGTATTAAAAGTATTTATTACAGAATTTTCATATAATATTAAGAAAAGATATTCATTGACAGATATTGTTGATATGGATATTAAATTTACGGAGATTTAATGCTCAAACTTGATGGTAATTCGGAGCAGGCTTTTGCTCAATTAAATGCTATTAATATGAATCCAGTAGTTTGGGCTGAATGGAATTATAATAGTTTAACAAAACCTTATGTTGTTACTTCTTCAGATGTAGGATCATATCAAAGTATTTCTAATGTTTTAAATAATCCAGATAGTTGGCAGGCACAATATAATCCTCAACCGGGATACCGAGTTGCAGGCGGCGGTCCAAATTTTGAAACTACTGGTCAACTAGATGCCATTGCCTTGTATAGTAAATCAAATTTAGAATATGAAAAATATTCTGCATTGTTTAGTCTTCGTTCTTCCGGTAATTATTTTAAAGCAGTTTTTTATGTCAAGGCTAATATGCCAAATGTTATTGGAAATCCTAGTGTAATAAATAATAGTTCAATAACTGCGGCATCTGTTGGTTCAACATCAATAAGTGCAAGAAATGTTTATTATAGAATTGTTCCAGTTTCTAAAAATGGTGTTAGGCCGTTATACGATCCTAATGGTGCAGACATTAAAAAAGTTAGAAATAATACTAGTGCAAGCATTAAAATTACATGGCCTAAAGTTCCCGGCGCGGTAGCCTATGATATTTATAGAAGTAATGGATATTCTGATGTATTACCGTGGATTACAACTATTAGTGATTTATCTTATGTTGATAATTTAAGTAATAATCCTACACAATATACTCCAAAAAACTTTGAAAATATGTCATTTTATTTTGGAGCAGCAGCAAGATTATTCAAAAATGGTAATTTTGTAGAATCAACACAATGTTTTACTAGATATGTTTCTGAAGAAACTGGAACATATACTTCAAAAAATAATTCTATTTATATTGATGGTGTTAAATATCAAAAAGTTGAATTATTTTTCGGATCAGATGATGATTTTGATGCTGTTAGATTTGATTTAGATTTTCATGGTTCATATAATTATTCAAGTATTTTAATTTCAAATTTTGAAGTATTTCCTATTGATTATTGGAATTTTTATAATGTTGAATATTTTCCAATTGAATCTATATTTACTCCTCACCGTCCCGGCGAGGCATTATTACACCCATATTTGCCAGATTCAGATAAAGTTATTAAAAAATTTATGCAAAATACATTTATATATAAACCAGTTAATTTAGCATTTAATGCTGTTGATTATATAGATTCTGGAGTAAAACCTTTTACTCAAATTAGAAATTCTGTTTTTAATACTTATAAATATTATATTTCTGAAAACGCTCAAAATACTGATTATATAACTACTATTAGAGCGCAATATCATAACTATTTAGATGTTAATAAAATTGTTATTAAAAATGCAAATGGGGGAGCAATAGTTCATACAGCAAATGGATTAAGCAATAATATGGAGAATGTTGGCGGAGAGATAACCCTTCTTGGACCAAATAATACTATATTGACGACAATACCATTTTTCCCCGGCGATTATGATCCTCATGGAATTTTAACTCTTTATTATGATGGACTTACTTGGTCAACATCAAGGGGGGGCTGGAGTCCACCTAAATTAACTGATTCTGGTATTTTACAAAATGTAACTTCTAGTGTTACTGGAATAATTTATTATGCTACTACTCCTCAAAAACTTAAAGAAAGTTACGATAGATCACATATAATTGAAATGTCTTTACGTCTAGAAATTGATTTAAGTGATATTACAATTGGTATAAAATGTGACAAAACAATAGATGATTCTGATTCTGTTGCTGGGTTCCCATTTGGATTTATTAATTCAAATAAGGGATCTGTAAATATTCATAATATTCCTGTTTATAAAAATACTTTTGCTCATACTATTTTTGATCATATTTCAGATTCTGCAACTTTTTCAGATTTATTAAGGGAAGGTACAAAATTTACTGTTGGATTAACATCGCCAAATCTTAGTTTTACAGAATCATTTATTCCATTTATGACAATGTTTTCTGATTCATGGGAAGTCCAAGATCTTAATTCTTTAACCGTAAACCTTTTTGACGCTTCTGAAACCTATTTAAAATCAATGGAAGCGCCTCCCTACTTATCTTGGAATGAAGATATTTTTCTTACAATAACAAATATTTTAAATGTGTCTGGATTTACAGATTATGATTATGATGGATTGTTAGAAATTTTAAAAAGAAAACAAAAATCAATTGTTGCTTTTTGGTGTGACAGAAATAAAACGTTATTTGATGTTTTAAAAGAATTTTTTGTAGCAAATCAAATTGGAGCGGCATTTGATGAATATGGCGTTTTAAGATTTTATGATTTAGATTATTACATATATGAATATACAAATTCATCTTTTAACCCTGATTTTATTGTTACTGATATTCCACAAATTTTTACAAATAAAGATAAATTAATAATTAATTATGAAGCAAATTTAGAAAAAGATTCTTATTCTGCACAAATGGAAAAGAAAATTGGTAAAGTAACAATTGACTATAAACAACCATCAAGAATTTTTACTCCTGATTCTACTCATATGAAAGAAAGTCCTTGGGGTAGAAGAGGATTAACTAAAAGACCTGTATATGTTGAAACTAATGATTCAACTTTAATAAAAAGTTGGACAAGTAAATCCGTGCTTGCCAAAGATAGAATTATGTATATTGATCCATATTTAATGACGGGAGAAAAAGTAGCGAACACTATTGGTGGATGGTCTGGGTATGCTTTTATGCAAGGTGAATTAATTTCTTGGAATGGTTTAGAATATAATTTTACTTACAATCTTCCGGCACAAGCAAATACTTTTACTAATACTAAAAATGTCACTATAACTGGAAGTTCCGCAACTAATTATTCTATAATTTTTAATACAGATGGACACCCATTTATTACTGGACAAAGAGTCAAATTACAAGGTTTGCCAACAACCAATCATTTGGATGAATTAAATTACACTAGTTCTGCCAATAACTATTATGCTATTGATAGTGTTCAAAATAGTTCTAGCGTAACAATCATTTATGAAAATAATTCTTCCAGCATAGCCGCAGGAAATATATCATTATCTAGTGGTTCAATAGTATGTGACGAAATAATTATTCCTTCTACTGCCAAAATGTCTTTAAATCAAGAAGAACTTGACGCACAAATTAATGATATTATTGCTTCTAATCCTAATATTATTGGTGTGGAATTCAGTCCAACAGGTAAAGTTGGGGGGCTTCAAAGAGGTTTAAAGAATACTTCTATTAGAGATCATATTCTTTATGATGATACAACTTTAACTAGGTTGGGTAATTTAGATGGCTGGCAGACATCTTCTACAAGTTTTTATTTTTCTAAATTAGATAACAATGGATTGCGGTCATTTGATGGATCAAAAGAAAAATCTAGCATTATGTTTCGTAATAATACTTGCGAATTTGTTGTTCAAAAAAATCAAAAATCTAATAAAGAAGCATTAGCAATTTCTCCAAAAAATATTACTTCAACTAAATATGCTCAAGTACCAACATCTGCATCAAGTTTTAACGAATTTAGTGCTGTTTTTCAAATTCCTGATAGTAGAAAAGCAATAATTTCTGAAGATGAAGAAACTATTGAAGTTGGTATTCATATTTATATGGGGGCACATGATAAATTATTAATTGGCATGAGAAATAATCATAAAAATCATACAAATAAAGTATTTTTAGCATTTTCTAATTATTCTGATTACTATGATGTAGAGTTTAAAAGTTCAAATATGAAATTAATACCTAATGTTTTTGATGGAAGAAAACATAGGATATGTGTAACCACTGATTGGATACAGACTATTTGGATATATATAGATGAAAAATATTATGACAAAATTGTTTTAAATAAAAAATTAATAAAAAACAATGCTAACTACTGGGGTTTTTATGCAGAAAATCTTATTAAAAAAAGTACTGGCAGTGATGATACTCATAAAACAATATATGTTGATTTGCATGAATTATATGCTGTTAATTATAATAAAGCGCCATATAATCATAGCAGCACAACATTGGGAGAAGTAAATAACTATAGACATCATTGGTTAAATCCGCACTTTTTAAATAATCTTCTTAAAAATGAAAAAAATGCTGAACCAGATTATTATTTTTGGGGAGATAATCTTTTAACTGGAGTAAAAATATATGATAAAGTTGAATTTTCTACATCTCCAGTTTTAGAACCGACTATTGAAATAGATGAATCATTTGGGTATACTCCAGAGAAAGTAGCACTTGGAGAAAGCCAGTATCATAAAACTACAATAAAAGATTTAAGTTATTCAAAAATTTTTACATCTCCATTTAATTTTTCTACAATATTAGTTAATAATACTAGTGCTGGAGAAGCCATATGGATTGGAAAAAATGATTCTACTCTCAATGGTTCGACAGTAACTCCATTTACTATAAATGCTAATACTTTCAAATTAACTGATTCTCATACATTTACAAAAACAATTAATCATTCAGAAATATCAAATTCAATAACATTAACAACATTATGGATACAAAATACTAGAGAAGCAGAAGAATTAATTAGACAAGTTGAATTAATGGCAGATTCATTTTCTGCACAAATAAGCGTTACAATTTTTGGAAATCCATTAATTCAAATAGGAGATATTTGTCAACTTATATATACTCCAAAGAAAATAGGCTATGATCCAGAAAATTCTCAAGCAAAGAAAATATACTGTATAGTCAAAAGTGTTAGTCAAGATTTTTCAGGTGGTTTAAAAACAAGTCTTTCATTACGTCCTTTATTAAAAACTAATTCCACCTCTTTGGTTTAATTTAGTATTTTTGATATTATTGTTTAATATAGGAGATTTTTTATGGGAAAACCAAAACATAGCGGTAAGCCTGAACTTAGGACTACACATGTCGATAATAATACGGTTGAAATAACTAAAGATGATCACCGTAATAATGATGATTTTCTAAAAAAACATCCACATGTAAAAGTTGTCGAAAAAAATTCTTCAAAAAAAATACAAAAAGCACATAGGCATGGTCCGGTAAGCAAACATCATGCAAGCACAAAAACAAAAAAACATTCATCTGGAACAAGTGTTTCGCATCATAAACCTAAAAAACCGGGACAGACTAAAGATATTTCCGTTAACGATGAAGATGAAAATTTATTAGATAACCCAGACTTACAAGATCCAGATAATTTGCAAGATAGAGAAGAAGAAAGTGAACGAGGAGAATATTTGCATCACGAAGTTGCATCAGAAGAACATGATCCAATGGCTGATCTAGAAAATTATGATGATAATACTAAAACTAGATATAAGCATGATGCTGGCCCATCAAATCATACTGAATTGGGAATTGATTTGCCCACAGACATGTCTATTGATCCAAATTCTTTCTTACCAATATTAGATTCAAGCGCAGGGACAACAACATTTAAAGCAAGTCTTATATTTAATCAAGATCCAGAAAAAATAATTAACTACGACGATTTTGATGTTATTATTTCACAGGTGACTACATAATGATAAAAGGATTCTATAGAGTAACATCAAATGGTGAGTTTGTTGCCGAATATGAAAATATGATTACTTCTAATGGGTTGCAAGCCATTAATGAATTTTTATGTGGAATGATACCGGATTGGGCGGGATCTATAGCAATTGGAAGTTTAAATTCTAATCCAACAACTTCTAGTACACAATTTTTAGATTATGAATATTTAAGATATCCAACAACATTAAAAGGATACGTTAGTTCATCGGCAATAAATAAAATTTCTTTAAAAACATCTCTTGACCCATCATTAACATTTCAAGCATATGAACTTGGAATTTTTCCAAATAGGGTTACAAGCAGTCGCATAGATCATGCTGAAATTTCTAATTTTTCTGGAATATCAAACGGTAGTAGTACTTGGTCGGTAGGTATTAATACAGATAATTTAATATTAAATCCCAGTTTTGAAACTGGTACTACTGCTAGTTGGACGTTTAATGGTGGATTAAATGTTTCAATAGTAACTTCATCAGCATATTCTGGAACATATGCTATGCAATTGCAAAAAAATAGTAATGTTTCCTCATTTGTTCAAAATATATATTGGGCACAACCTGCATTATTTAATTTAATTGGTGGAGTTTCTTATACTTTCAGTTTCTATGCAAAACGTGTTAGCGGAACAAATCCTATGCCCATAGATTTTTCATTGTTTAGTTTAGGTGCTGGAGGTGGATATGTTGCAAATGGAGCAAATCTTACTAATGATTGGCAAAAAATTTCTATAACTCTTCCCGGCACATCAGTAGTCACTGGAACTGGAGTTGCTTATATTAATATGAGTGGAGCGGTTCTTGGAGATACAGTATTAATTGATTCAGTAATGTTACAAGGACCATCTAGTCCAGCAATAACTGCTTCAGGAGCAAGATCTGATTCATTAACAGTACAATTACCTGCTGGACAAACTGTTACCTCACCAATTTCTATGGGAACAGGGGCATATAATTTAAATGATAGAATAGATATTCTATATTACACTGCATTACCAATAACTTCAGTTTCAACTTTAACTGTTAATCTTATTGATGATTCTGCTAGTGCAAATAAATGGACGGCAGTAGCAAATATTGCTCCTACCGCTAGTGGAATATATACTACTAGTCGTTTATTTTTTACTTCTGCTCCACCAGATGCATTTACAAATAATTTATCATCTTGTCAAGTAAAATTTGAAGGTAGTGGAACTATTTTGCTGGATCATATGAAAATGTCTACTGGCGAAACAAAAAATATAGATTCAATATTAACTAGTAGAATATATTCATCAAACTCATCTCCATTAATTACAAAAGCATATGGTCAACCAATGGAAATTGAATATTATATTCAGGTGACATGATGGCTGATAATAAAGATTTAGATAAATTAATACCGGGTGCTAAATACAATGTCAAAATTGTTCCAAAAAATCTTTCAGATGTTGATGCACATGAAGTTTCATCTTTTAATTATCAATTTGTAGTTCCCAATGATTGGCCGGTAGGATCAGGATCTCCAATTCCAAGTAACCAAACTGGAAAAAATACTTACACTGGTCCCGGCGGTACATATTCATCTAGCAATATGTTTATAAATAAAGATGGAATATTTGCTTATAAATCAGGTTCTGCAATATTAGATGTAAATCGAACTGTATGGATAGATGCCAATACTGGTAATGCATATTTTAGTGGATCAATTGTTGCTACTTCTGGTTCAATTGGTGGATTCACTATTGTTTCAGATAATTTATATGGATATATTAATGGAAAATATTCTGGTATCAGACCATCTTCTTTTCCATTTTATTCTGGAGCAAATAACACATTTGGCGACGGTGCAAAATTTAGTGTAGATACTTACGGTAATTTATATGCTCAGTCTGCATCATTTGCTGGAACTCTTACTGCACCAACAATTATTACTGGTTCTATTACGGCTAATGCTGCATCTTTTGGTTTTTCTAGCAATAGTCAACTTGTTGGTGGTGCCATATATGTTCCTAATACAAGTAGTCCAAAATTTACTGTTGATTCTGCTGGTAATTTAGTTGCTCAGTCTGCTTCTATAACTGGACAAATAGTTGCACAATCAGGAACTATCGGTGGATATACAATTCGTGCCACAGATTTATATGGAGGTACGGGTACAAGTTTTGTAGGTTTATCTGCATCAGGGACTTATTCAATTTTTTCTGGAGCAACTAATTCTACAGGATCAGGAGCAAAATTTAGTGTAACTCCTGCGGGAGATTTATATGCTCAATCTGCCTCTATTATTGGAGGAATAACAGCAAATTCTGGATATATTGGAGGAACCGGCGGTTGGAAAATATCAACTGGTTATATAACATCAGGTGCCGGATCAGGATCAATTACGCTAGATGGTGCTAATAATAAAATATATATAGGTTCAGGATCATACAACAATCCTAATACTTCATTCTATGTAGATGGTGCGGGACAATTTAGTTTAGGAAACAAACTAACCTTTGATACTTCTGGAAATCTTTCAATTTCAGGATCAATAACTGCTAGTTCAGGAACAATAGCAGGATGGTCAGTATCTGGTCAAGAAATATCTAAAAATTCAACTAATGGAACTCATATAGCATTAAACTCTGGTCCAATAAATCCTAAAATATATATTGGGCAAGGTAATCATGCATCTCAAGATACTGGATTTTATGTAGATTCAACTGGAAGATTTTCATTAAGCAATCAATTATATTTTATTCCTGATAATGGTACTGCTCAAAGTTCTAGTACTGTTGCATCAACAAATATAAATTCATATCAAATTACTACAACAATAGATAATAGTTCAGGTTCAGTTCTTTATAAAGGAATATTGGCAATGGGGACGGATCTTGATGTTGATACTTATGCAGCAAGTGTTACTAATACAAATCCGGCCATTGTTGTTTTAAATAAATATCCTTTAAATACTAACGTTTCATCTTCTATTACTTTTAAAGCAGATAATTTTTCACAATTAACAGTTACTGGAAAAATTAAAGGTGCAGTAGAATCTGTAACACCAATTCAATCTCCAAAATTATTTTCAACTATAACTAGTGCATCTGTTGGAGCCGATGGATCAGTAGTTATATTTAATACAACTGGTCATTCTTTTATATCTGGTGAACATTTAATTTTACAAGGATTATCAGCATCTGGTAATCTTTCTAATTTAAATTATTCTGCTTCTTCTGGAAATAGTTATTCTATTATTTCAGCATCAAACAGTTCTAGTTTTTCAATTTCAATTCCCACATCTGCTAGTTTAATTGCTGGTAATTATACTCCCATATCTGGTTCTGTAAGTATTCAAGAATTAACAATGGGTCTACATCCATCTGAAGGATATGTTGGTACACCACCAACTTATGTTGACCGCGAATCTTGGTATCATGATGCCGGAATTGGTGTAAGACTTGATAAATATAATTGGTGGTTTACTAATAATCAATTCCGCGTCGGTACAGATGAAACTTCATTCAAATGGGATGGGTCAAAATTTAAAGTTAAGGGCGGCGGTTTATACACTCTTGAAATGAGTGTTGGATCATCAGATACTAATAATTATTTTGCTATTTATAATTCTAATATTACAACATTAGGCTATGGAGATACTTATAGTGATACTTATTATGATAAAACTAATTTACCATTCTTTAATAATATAGACACACCATTCTATGTAGATGCTACTGGAAAATTTAGTTTAGGTAATCAATTAACATGGAATCCTTCTACTTCTACATTAGCAGTTAAAGGAACAATTAATGGTCAATTTGTAGGTTTTGGTGGTCCAAATAGTGGTTCTACTAATGTTGCTTTAGGTGGAGATAGTCCATTATTTAATAATAATGGTGGTATATATAATATTGCAATTGGATCATCTGCTTTATATTCTAATATTCGTGGTATGCATAATATTGCACTTGGATATCAATCATTATTTTCAAATACCAATAATAATGGTGAATATAATACAGCAATAGGCTATCAATCATTATTTAATAACACTAATGGTCAATATAATACAGCAATAGGATTTTGGTCATTATTGAATAATATTTCTGGCACATATAATGTTGCCCTAGGTGCTCAAACATTACAATATAATACTACTGGTAATGCCAATGTTGCTATTGGAGAACAATCATTATTTAATAACACTACTGGGTATGGCAATATTGGTTTAGGGGTAGGAACTTTACGAGATAGTGCTTCGGGAGATTCTAGTATTGCTATAGGAAATAATGCAATAGGTAAAAATCTTATTTCTCGGTATAACATTGCTATTGGGCAGGAATCACAATTTTATACGCAAGGTGATTATAATATTTCAATTGGATATCAATCATTATATAGTGCTTCTACAATTATTGTAGGTAGTGCAGTATATATAAATAATACTGGTTCATCAAATATTGCTATTGGTTATCAAACATTACATAATAATGTAACGGGAAATTTCAATACTTCAATGGGATCATCAGCATTATATTCTAATATTGACGGAGCGTATAATACAGCATTAGGTTATCAAGCCATGCGCGACAATACTTCAGGTCCATATAATATTGCTTTAGGATATCAAGCAATGTTACATAATACAATTGGGGATTCAAATATTGCAATTGGATATCAAGCATTAACAAGTAATGCTACTGGAGTGGCAAACATTGCTTTTGGTCAAGGTGCTTTGTTATATAGTAATGGTGATTATAATATTGGAATTGGAGACAATACTTTATCTAGTTCTTCTGGTACTCATAATGTTGCTATGGGATCATTTGCTTTATATTCAAGTTCTGTGGGAATTAACAATGTTGCTATAGGAAACTCAGCAATGCAATATTCTCAAAATAATGAAAATGTTGCTATAGGATATCAAGCATTAAATACTAATGTGACAGGATATCAAAATGTAGCAATTGGTACAAGATCTATGATTGGAATTTATTCTTCTTCCGGTGCTGGATGTACTTTTGTAGGTTGGGAATCTGGATTAAATATAACTAATGGATATTATAATGTAGGAATTGGGCTTCAAGCATTTAAAAATTTAACGACTGGCGCTGATAATACTGCAATTGGTTGTTTTACTGGTCAATATCAGCAGGGCGGTAGTTTCAATACTTATGTGGGATTTGATGCAGGGGCTGCGTCCTCTACTCCAAATATTTCTCAAGCGGTGGCTTTGGGTCAGAGCGCGGTTTGTCAAGGTACATTATCAACAGCAATAGGTGCTACTGCTGTAGCCTCAGCAAATTATGAATTTGTTTTGGGAGTAGCGGCAAATAATGTGAGAATACCGGGAACTCTTACTACTTATGGAACAGTAACTTTGCCCGATGTGTATGCTAGAACGGTAGCAACTCCGCACACTGTTTATATTAATAGTGCGGGATTATTAGCAGGAGGCATATCTTCTTCAAGAAAATATAAAAATAATATTCAAATTAAAGATTATTCAATTGATACATTAAAAAATATTGAAATTGTTTCGTTCAACTATAAAGAAGATAATTCTCCAGACGTTGGTGTTATTGCTGAACAAATAAATGAAAATGTTCCTGAATTAAAAGATTTTGTTTTAAAAAATAAAGATGGTGAAATTGAAAGTTTTGCTTATGATCGAATGGTAATGCCACTTGTTGTTTTTGCTCAAAAACAACAAAAACAAATTGAATTATTGCAAGAAAAAATAGATAAATTAGAGAAACTTATTTCAGGATCAACGGTGGTATAATTAAAATGGTGATATTTACATGAAAGAAATTAACTATAATATAGTACAAGGAGATAGTTTTTTGCTATCTTTAACTTATACTGATTCTTCCGGTTCCGCCGTCAATTTGACAGGCGCATCTGCCTATATGGAGGTAAGAGATATGCCGGGAGGAAGAATTCTTTCTACCACCGCCTCAGGACTTGCA